ATGGGATCGGTGCGTTTCGGATTAACGAAGTCCATCCCGAAATCGCTTTGGCTTCCATCCTGAAGCAATCCTGCGGGTCCAACACCAGGGGCAGTGCCAAGACGTAGTGGCCCTGCGACAGGTCGCTCCGACCTCTGGTACCCGCGCGGATGCAGGAAATCTCCGATCTTTTCCCGCTTCACTCGCGGCCATTCCCGTTCTTTCTGATCGACCATCATCGCCTCTTTCTACGGTGACGCCTCGCCTTCCTGAGGTTGCGACGCGCGGCGCGTCTTTGCAATCGGCTTCCCCTTGGCATTGTGCTTTCCTCCGATCAGTCGAGACCAGATGCGCCATGGCACCACAACAAGCGGCTCCTGTCTGTCGCGGCGCAGAAACAGCACATCGTATTCGCCGATCCATCGCTCCAACATCGTGAAGCCGCTTCCATCCTTGCGGCCCTTCACTTCCGCGACCGCAGGCGCCTCGTCCACTCCGAATGCATAAATATCAATGTCATGGCCGCTCCCTCGAAAGTGAGTGCCACCAGAAAGAGGATATCTTTCAGCACGGACGCCAATCTCCTGGTGCGCGTTGACGATCTCGCGCTCGATCCTCGCGCCTTTGTCACGTTGCATCCTGCTCATTTGCGCCTGCTCGCTCTGGGACCCGTCCGTCCTCCGGGGCGTGGCGTGCGACCGCTACGCTTCCCGCGTTTCGTCCAGTCGCCAGGATAAGCATCGTCATGCCAAGGCTGCCTGCATACGGGACCGCGACCTTTCGGGCGGAAAGATTGGCGAGCCATTACAACCTCCCGCCTCTAACCTCTCCTGCTACCTCGGCCGGCTTTGGCTCTGCGTCTGACGGTGCTGCTCGGGCGCATCGTCCGCTTGACGGCCGCCGGGAAAACGCGGGAACGCGGCCCGAGGCGAATACCTCTTGCCATCATAACCTCCTCATTGGTCTCATTGCGCCAGTCCGCTGGACGCCTCGCTTTAGCGAGGCGCCCGGTCGCGGAACGAACCGTGGCATCCGCCATTTAAGCGGTCGGGTTAGCTGGCGACGGCCCACGGTAGGATTGTTCGCGGGCATTTGATTAGCCTCGCGCGCTTACTTACGACGAGACCGACGACCTCTCCTGCGACGACGTGCCATCTGCTCTTCTCCCATTGCTGGTTGTGGTCACTAAGCGCCGAACAAAGTGCGCCCTTCGGAAGCAATATGCAAGCGCTCGATCGTGAAGTCGGGGGAGTAGCTGTCCAGATCCACCGCGCCCCAGATCCCTGCGCAAGCGGTCGCCTGAGCATCTACAATCTGGGTCGTACCACCCTGCAACTCGAAACCGATGTCCTGTACGCCTCCTGGCACGCCGCCGTCTCCGGCCGATAGCGTGCCGGTGAACATGACGCCACCCCCCGAATTGTCATGCACTTCCAGATAGACCCGCTTCCAATTCTTGATGACCAGCTGCGCCATCTGTTGACCTCGAAGTGCCTTGGTTGACAGCCGCTTTCTCAATGTCGCGTCGGGTCGGGCGAACAATTGATACAGCGAGGTACCGTCTGTCCCGTATGGAGTAATGATGCTGTCCTGTTCGTAATAGCCGATGTGGGTCAATTCCAATCCTTGCGAGGCCACCGACCAAAAAGGTCGCTGGAGCGACGGATGCCACATGAGGATCAGATTGCGCGTGACGCCCCACGGATCGGTAAAACGACCGTTGCAGAGCATGACGCGAGAACCGTATATCGTCGCGGCGGCCATTGTCGGCAGATATTGGGATGTATCCAGCGTGTTGTAGATGTTCGTGATCTTGCTTCCGATTTCGTCGGCACTGCCGCCCACCATCAGAAAGATCCCGGCTCCATTGAACATCGTCATGTATCTTCCGATCCGGCCTACCGGGCGAGGGAAACGATGTCCGACCTGAGGATCAATGTTGGCATAGTTGAAGTTGGTGACGAACGGATCGGTTGTGGTGCCAGAGCCGCTTAACTGAATATTGCTGATCAGGTCGGTAGAACTGTCGCCGAAGCAGAACAGATACCCGGCCGATGCCGCCAGATCCATGTACGAGTAGATCAGATTATCTCCGAAGTAGCCGACAGAGCCGCCGCCATTGACAGCAGAGAAATCGGCTCCGTTGCTGGGGGCTGAAAAGCTGATGACATCCTTGCCCGCTACGAACAGCCTCTCGTGGTAGACTTCCATGCAATAGATGCCTGGCAGACCTGACGGCATCACCGTGGGAGGCGCCGTACTCCCGGTGCCTTGATCAGTCAGCCAGCCCGGAGCGTTCTGTCCAGGACTGTAAAGTGTTTGACCGTCCCATGCAAAGAGCCCCTTGGGCGAGCCAAACAGTACGCCGCCGTTCTGGCCGGCGACGGCACCGAAAAATCGAGGCCGCCACACGACTGCACTGGCCCAGTACTGCGGACTTATCGGCGTCCAGATCGATCCAAGCTGGGTAACCGTGCCGAGGTCGAGGTCAACCTGGTCAACGTTTCCATTGGAAAGGAACATCCAACCCATGCGTCCCCCGTAAGGAGGGCCGGGTGCCGCGAATTGCGGCGTGGGATATCCAATGAAACCGAAGAACATTCTAAGTATCGTCGTACCCGCCGGTGCTGTGTAGATGGCGGGACCGAGACCCCAGAGCGACCGCAGATTGGACGGTCCGATTGTGAAGAGGTTTTCATTCCACCATAGCTCCTGCTCTTCGATGCCGCCCCTTAGCGCCTGTTGGTTCACTCCCAACCATTGTTCGAGCGTGAACAATTCTGGAGGGTTCGCACTTTGGATCGGCATGTCTTTTCCCCAAAAGAAAATCTCACTGTCAAGTGTTCTGCTTTACATTGCGTTTTAGAGCACGCCGTCCAGGTTATTGAGCTTTGAAGGGTTTGTGCTTTGAATGGGCATCATCAGCGCTCTCCATACCAGCGGCCTTGATTGTCATCGTAGATGACGGCGCCGTTGGGATGCATGTAGAGATCGCCTTGCCACATCGGCGTCTTTCCGGGCACCGCCCACTGGCTTTGATCGGAGAACGTCGCGGCATAGGGCGTTTTCCAGAAGTCGGGGTAGTGCGTCCGCTTGTCGTGCGGATCAATGGCACTGCGCGCTCGCGGATCGCCGCCCTGCAGCGCACGCCAGAACCCGCGCATGTCGTAGTCGGAGACCTCGGCCTCGGGATCGAAGGGCACCTTGCCTTCGCTGATCCATTTGCGAAAGGCGGCTTCTTCGCGCGGCGTTAGCTCGGTGTTGTACTTGCCCGGTCTGGCCCACCGCTTGTTGCGCGCCATGTTCTGCTCCGGGCTGAACATGTCCTCTGGATTGTCGCGCTTCCGATCCAGCGTCGGCATCACGCACTCCGCATCGTAGCCCCGTATGGGGACTGCAGCATCTGCGGGCATACGACCGAAGCGCACATCGGCATATCACTGTTGAACAGTTGCGCCATCGCCTGGGCGTCTTCTCGCCGTTGCTGCTGCAGCAAGCAGAGGACGGCCGCCCAATAGGTTACCGCGTCGGTCCAGGGATACGGAATGGCTTCGATATCGTTGTCCGTCGACAATGGATTTGGGATGCAGCTGAGATCGACTTCGATCGGCATCGCCTGGGACGGGATCGGGGCCAGATAGAGCGAACCGAGAGGACCTTCGCCGTACTGCGCATACCAACCGGGCTCGCTGATCGCCCCATAGAAGGTCCCGTTGTAGATCCGGAAGCGAGCCTGGAAATCCGACCACACAACGCGACGCCACATCGGTTTCCAGCCGCCACTCCCGATCGCCATGCAAAGCGAGCGGCAAGCCAGAATGCTCTGCACGCCAGGCACCTGGTTCTGTACCAGGGTTGCCCAATTGCTAAACGGGTAAACCTCCTGCTGCGCCACGGTTTGGGTTGCGACCAAGGTGCGCAGACAGCCGCTTACACTCGCGACACGACGGCGGCTCTTGTTGATGTAGTTCGTGAGTGTGGGCAGGGGAAAGAATTGCCCCTGCTGGTCATTCAGCAGCAACTGGGTGTCGGTGATGTACTGCGCCAACATTAGCGGGCGCTCCCATGCTGCGATCTCCTACGGAGCCGATGGGAAGCCGGTCTGGCCGCCCGTGATGCCAGTCAAGATCATGCCGGTTGAGGGCTTCGAACATACCAGATTGAGCGCCGTGAGGCTCAACCCGACCGAGGCGATCTGTCCTTGAGGAATGGTCGAATACCATCCGGTCCATGCGAAATTGGCGTCCTCGTGGATCACCAGCGTCAGGTATTTCGAATTGAAGCCGAACGCGGTGCCTACAGGACAACTCAGATCGAAGAAGATCGGCGTGTCGCCCAGCAGCAGCCCCCGGAACCCGGAGTTAACGGGATCGTCTTTGCCCCACCGGCTGGACGGATCATTTTGGTACCGCTCGATCGACATGAAATCGGTCAGTAGAGTGGTCCAGTCTTCACAACTCATGACAACGAAGTCTAGCGCTTCGCCGCCACTGTTCTTGACCGCCTTTAACATCTGCGGAATGAACGTCGCGCGGGTCAGTACCGCCCCCGCCGAGGCTACGTTAAAGCCGGCCCAGTTGGGATAGGTGGTGCGGCTCAACCCGCCATAGGTGCCGGTGGCGCCATAGGCATCGTTAAGCGAGAACATCTGCAGGACATTGCCGACCGGCGGCCCGAACAAAGCGGCCGCAAGAGATTGCAACGCCGAGTTCTTCATGTCGTTTAGCTTGAGCATCAATCGCGAAGTCACGGCGATAGCGTCCTGGGTGACTAGCTGTTCCAGGCCGAGTGAGAATACCGGCGTGGCCAACGCGCACATATTGAACTCGGCGTTGACCGTCGCCGCTACGTCGGCAGGTACGGTGAAGGTGCCGGTCGGTCCGATCCAGCTTGACGGCACGTATTGTCCGGTCTGCACCGGCTGGGTGTAGGGCGAGACGCCGCCCGATGCGCGGATGGCATTTCTGAGGAGGAGTGCCAGCAGCGGGTTTTGCCTGTAAAGCAAAACAACGACCATTTGGGAAAAGACGCGGCGAACGGTTGCTTGGAGTTCTGCACCTGTTGCGCCTGACGGGATTAGGCCGGTGCCCAGGATCGGCATGGGTTATCCTCCGTTTTTCATCTTTTGCTCGTCTCGCCTGATCGCGTTCATGATCTCCGTGCGACCCCATGCCTCCGGGTCTTTGGAAATTGCCTTGAAGTCATCTTGCCGCTCGTGATGATACCGCGTGCTGTCATAGTCGCCAGTCGCGTCGATCGGTGTCGGCTCCTTCGATGCCAGCAGCATGGCGCCGGCTTCGTAGTCCCCGATGTTGCGCTCGACCATCATGTTCTCTAGCCGCTTCATCGCATCGTCGGTGAACTTGTACTTCTTCTGGGTATCCTCCCGGTCTTTCTTGATTTTCGCATCCTCCTGCGATCTGCGATACTTCATAACCGCCTCGTCGCGCTTCTGCTTCTCGGCAGCAAAGCGGGCATCGACCTTGGCTTCGATGTCATAATCGGGGATCTGCAGGTTGGGGTATTTCTTCTTGATCAGAGCCTTCGCTTCGCGTGCGAGCTTCGGATCATTGTAGATGCTCTCTACGAAGTCGGCGACCTGGCGTCTGCCTTGCAAGTAGTGATATTCCTGATCGTCAATCTCTCGCCTTGCCATCGTCGTCTAGCCCCCTAACGGCTAATTGTTGTTGCTCTTGCCCGTTATCGAAGGCTGGAGAGGAACCCCGCCGTCGGGTTTCGGAACAACTTTCGCAATCGCTCCCCACTCCGAGGTCTCCGACTGATTGTCGATCTGCAGAATGGTGCGTGGCGGCGTCTCCGGCGGTGAGGTGATCGGCGGGTCATAACTTCTGTTCTGGGCCATGGCTTGCTCCGAAGTTGAGGATTACTACTACGTTCCAGGCAGCGGTGTCGATGGGGTGGGCTGCTGATCGGTCGGCATCGCTCCGTCGCCGCCCCCACCGGGCGGCGGCTCCATGCCACCTGCGGGTCGGCGTCCGCGCTGCATCATCAGGCGCTGCATCAGCGCATTGCGGATGGTATTGCGCAAAAGATCCGACAATTGAGTTTGCTGCACGCCGGCAGTCGGCGCTCCTTGCGGGAGATGTCGTGACAAGGCTTGGACTGCCTTCACTGCATCTTTGTGCTGCTCGCTCCCGGCCGCCAGATTCGGCAATGCCTGCTGAATGACATCGACGGCCATTTTCAACTGCATCAGACCCTGCGCCATATTGCCGGGACCCGGCGTGGAAACCGGCGGCTGGGTGCGACCGCGCGCTAGGGCCGCAAGCACCGGGCCACCGCCCATCGGCGGCCTGAATGGGGGTTGTGGGCCGCCGCCACCGCCGCCGCCACCTGGCATCGGCGATGTTGAAGGATCGACATCCGTTACCGACATACGGTCAAATCCCCTTGGAGCGTCTCGTCGGTGAGACCCGCGGGGCTGGGGGGATTGCGGGCGTTCCCGACGAGACGGTTCCCCACGGCATGAGGAACCGGCAACTTATACCTCAGCCCTGCTTTCGTCCACCCGGCGCCGGTTTCTTGTCCGGCATCTTGAGAACCTCACGCATCAATTCTTCCTTTTTGGCCTCCTGGGCGGCTTTCGCCTGTTCTTTCTTGCGCTGTCGTAGCCGCGCCAGCAATAGCTCCGCACCAGGCGGATGCAGCATGTGGATCAGATCCTCGGCGTCGATGGCTCCGGCGCGGGCCAGAGCGATCGCGACCTGCCGATTGTCCTCGGCGAAGGCCGGGCTTGCGGAATGGCTATCGACCTGGACCTGGAAATTGTCCGGCAGCTGCTTGAGTGTAAATTCGGTGCCTTCTCCCGTGCTGTAGATAGTGGGGTCCATTGCCTGCATGATGGACAGGGATAGGTAGCCGGAGGTGGCCAACTGACGTTCGATGCGCGCTGCCTGGTCGATCAATCTCGGGCTCGACGTGCGCACCAGCGTTTGCGCATGCACGCCCGCTCGCACTCCCGGCTCGCCCTGGCCGCCCATGATCGGGGAAAATCCGGCTGCCTCATCGAACAGCTTGAACAGAAAGCTCAACTCTTCCAGATAATGCTCCGGCGGCGCTTCGGTCAATTTCTGCGCCTTGGCATTGGGATTTGGATCGTTGATGAAGCCGCCTTCGTTGATGATCTTGAAGTACATGTCCTCCGTCACCGACGTAAATCCGCTGAGTACCTGCGGCGCGTTGGTGTTGCGATCCCACATCACCTTGATATCGCGCAGCCGCTTATTGAGTACGTCCTGCAGCATCTGCACGTCGGCGATGAACGAGCGGCCCCAGAAATATCCCGGCGTCGGCTGCGCCTGAATTTTGACGAACGGATTGTGACCGGGAACGCGCGACAGATTGCGGCGATGGTTGTCGCCCTCGATGATGATCGGATCGGCGCCATAAACAAACTGGATCGTCGTATAGTCACCGTCGCGGTCGGGGTCCTTGATCCACAATTCCGAGAATTTCACGGTAGGCAGCAGCTTGCGCTGGGGTCGCCACGGTGTCGGGACCGGGAAGACGTTGACAATGCCTGCGGCGGAAGGCACGCCTGCTCCGGCAGTGGGTTGTCCGCCGACGACCATCTGATGGAAATACGTCGGCTCATCCTCGGCTCGCTCGGTCGGTCTTGCCTCCATAATCCGGGCCATGATTTCGTCGCGGTCCGGGTGATCGATCTCCTCAAGTCTTGCGCGCAGACGGGAGATGGTCGGATAGCTGACGTGGCAGAAAGCCTCCTGCTCGTCCAAATCCAGCGTCGTCTCGCTCAGAACGCCGAAATTCTGCGGATGCACCGGCGCCACCTTGAAACCCAGCTCGGACGGCATGTGCTTGAGCAGATAGCAGCCGTGGATCAGACAATACATCGTCGCTTCCGCGAAAGTGATGTCGCTGTCAGTCTGCCTGTAATCTGAGGTAAGTTTCTCGCTTACCACCTGTGCGCGGTCCAGTACGCTCTCCGGCTCGGTGCTGTCGAACACGATGCTAAATCGAACATCCGTTGGCTGCATCAAGTACCCGGAGAGACGTTCCACAAACGGTTTGATCTTGTTGTAAATCGCCCCCTCGACACTGTACGTGCCTTGATAGAAGTACTGCGAAGCGCGGGTATAGACCATCGAGCGCTCCTCGGACGACTCCATGCATTCGTCATGGACTTCCTTGACCCAACCCTGCAGGTCGAGCCTGTCATCCGGGATGCGCAACATCGTCCGTGCTCCAAATCCACTGCCCTAGATTATGACGATAGCTCCCGTACAAGATCTCCGGCGTTGCCGTCGGTTCCCACTTGTAGCCGACAATGTGCCGCCTCTCCGGTGCAATCAGCCAATTGCCGTCATACGGTCCACCGCAGCAATGTCCCTCGAACTGTTCATTCGAACTCACCATAACTTGATCATCCTTTTCTTGCTGTTCTCTATCAAGTCCGGCTCGGTCCCGTTTTTCAAATTGGACTGCAGCACATCCAGGCCGCTTCCGTACTGCTGCCGCACCTGCCGGCCGCTGATAATAGCCCCTTGTAAGGCTTCTTGCGTGACACCCCAGGTGCTTGGAGCGGTGCCCTTGGTCTGATCCTTGTAGTTGACCTTGGTCGTATCGCCCTCTTTGCGTCCCAGCGTCATATCGCTGACATGATAGTCCTCGGAGGCGACCTGCTCCATGATGTCGTGGGCTCTCGCGTTGTGCGATCCTACGAGAGCGACAGGCTTGAACTCCTGGCGCATCGGCGGCTGATGGTGGCAGCGCGGGCATTCCGGGGGCGGATCGTCAACCTGCTCCATCGTCAGCATGACATCCATCATGTACGCGCAGTCGGGGCACGCGAACGTGCGAACAATGGGCATCAGGTTTCCAGCTCCAGCAAAATTTTGAAGAACCCGCCGCTACGCTCGAACGACCGGACCATCCAGCCGTTCGCACCAAGCCGATTGATTTCTTCCAGTGCCGCTTTTACGTCGCCCTCCGGCAACTGGATATAATCGTATTGATAGGTCGCCTCCGGTTGACTGAGCTCACTCATGGCAGCAGCCGATAGGCGTTGCCCGTTATCCCGGCCGTCGTGCTGCCGGTAGAAGTCACCAGGGTAGAAACGCCGGTACTGGTCGTTAAAATCCACTGTCCTGCGGGAGTTAAGACCGTGGTTGGAGTTACCGCCAGCGCAGCGGCTAACGATTGCGACGCGATAGCCTGTCCGAGTTGCGACATTCCGTTGATGCCCTGATACTGCCAGATCGCTCCCGCAGTATCGAGATAGATACCGAAGTCTCGCAGAAATCCGGTAATCGCTGTGGCGAGAGGGGCCGGTCCTGCTGCCGGCGCTTCCATTACGATTTCTTCGCTCATGTTGATGCTCCTATACCAGCAGTTGGTAGGCTTGTCCGGTCAACGGAGATGTTGTCGTGCCGGTGGAATTGACAAGCTGGACACTTGTCGTACTGGCGACGACGAACCACCATCCGGCCGCCAACACCGTGACGCCGCTTGTCACCGCGATACCCGCTCCCAAGTGCAGCGTCGTAGGGATAAAGGTGTTGAGGTGACCGATCAGGACCATGCCCTTGGAGCCCTGATAGGACCAGATATCGGCGTTGGCGTCGATCGAAAGGCCCATTGTGGAATGATGCGGGGTTTGTCCGGAGGTCATTGACTGCGGCTCGGCTACCGGATCAGTCGAGACCTCGGCTACCGGATCAGTCCATTCTGCATTCGCCGGCTCTTTCTTCGTAGTGGCAGATTTCTTGGCCATCGCAGATTACTCCAGCCAGGCGGACGCATTAGAATTTTTCCGTGTACTTGCGTGCCTTCCGATTGATCTCTTCCATTTTCTGAGAGAAAGCAAACGACAACATCGTTGACATAGTCTGCGGCGGGCGCTGGCCCTTCACGCTGTCCCAAGTCAAATTCCTGGCGATCAACCCCGGACGTCGCCATTCGACCCACGCATGATGCGCCAGAACGGTGGCGCTGACCAGATCGTCGTTTTCGCCGGTATCCGGTCCGGCTCCGATCCATCCTTCGTTCTCGATGATCGACTGCAGCTGCGTGACGAGCTTGGGAGATCTAAATTCGATGCGCCGCAGCATAAGACTATCGCGCAATTCGGAGTAAACCTGATGCTTGTTGTCCTGATTGGCCTTCCAGGCGATCACATTGCCGGCGCCGCCAAGCGTATCCGGCCGCTTATATAAGAACCAACGCACGGCGCCGATCATGTCGAGAATGCCGGCGGTCTGCGCGTCTCCCTGCAAAATCCCGCGCTCTGCCAGCTGTCGCAGGTTCCTCACCTCGGGGATGATCGCTGCACCAACCCCGGTAACCTCAAGATTAGCCAGGTGGTCGCGATAAGCTCCGGCGAGGTGAGCCAACACCCAGGCCAGCTGATAGGTGAGCGGCCGGTTCGACTGAAACTCAGCGACCTGTACAACACGGTCAGCATAGCAACGTAGAACCTCTATTGCATGGTCATTGGTTTCGCCTCCGCCGCCTCCGGAGGGATCGATGCCGATCGTGTAGACGCCATCCGGCTCGGGATCCTCCCAGACTTTAAGCATGGCTTCTGATGAAGTGGCGACCTGTTCGATGTGCGACGAGAGGAATTGATCCTCGAAAATATATTTGTAGCCTTGGTATGGCGGGCTCGGATCTCCCAGGCTCTCCGCGATCTCCAAGGTCCGTTGCGCCGGGAAAAAGCCGCTTCCGGATGCGATAAAGCATTCGCGCTCGTGCCACGGATAGTGGCGCAGCATGTATTCTTCCGGCTTGAACTCGCTCTCGCGACGCCACCAAGCGATTTGCTCCGGCTTGACCGTGTAACCGTATTGCTGCTTGACGTACCGGGCGCGCGTGATTTCCTCGTCGGTCAGATGACCGTCCCAGTAAATTTTATAGTCCGGGTCTCTTTTCGGGATGCTGTAGGTGGGATTGGCCCAGAAGCCGATGAAGATGAACCGCATGTGGCGATCCACCTTCGCCTGCTGGCAATGATTGTAAAACCAGTTGAAGCCGTTGGCGATGCTTTCCCAGACGTAGAGACGATGCGGGTTTTGTCGCGCCAGACTGGCTTTCAAACTCTCCACCCCTGCCAGCGATTTCCACTGCGCGCATTCGGTCGCGTGCATCATGTTGAGCGCGCGGGAAGCACCAAGATCGGGATTGTTGGCCGCCGCCATCAGATCGATCACCGACCTGTTCGCGAAAGCCATACCGTTGCGATTGTTTTGTATGAGCTTGTGTTCCGGACCACGCCACTCATCGGGAAGCGTTTCGAGAAGAGAGGCGAATATGCGTCGTAGTCGCTCAAGATTGTCCGTTCGATCGGCGATAATGGCCCCTTGGACCCCTTCGTTGGCGAGCGCCCAGAATAGCTCGATGATGGAACAGCACGTCGTAATCGCGACCTGGCGGCATTTGAGAATGACAAATTCATGGATACCCTCCTGCAATCCCTTTGCCACTGCGTCGATCACGATGCGCTGCGACGGCCAAGGGTCGATATGCGACCGCCCCTGTTCCTTCGTGTCGACTTCAACACTGGACAGCAGATCGTAGAGACCTTGCCGGATGGTCGTCAATTTACTGGATCCCAAAACCGTCGCGCCGATACCAACGGCCTGAGATGAAGATCGACAGACCGGTCAGTCCTTGCGCCGTCGCCAATTGCTCGACTTGGCGCGAAGATATGGTTTCGAGGGCGGTCGCGATATCCTTCAAGGTATTCGACATCTCGGCGAGATAGCTTTCGGTCGTGCGATCATCAGCCATTGCGTTCCCCCGGATTGCTTTCTATATTGGGGCCGCGTTGTTGCAATGGCAACGCCTCCACTATTCACTGTGGCTACTTAATCCGCCGCCGCGCTCTCCTACATAGCGGGCGGCGGATTTTTTGCTGCCGCGTACTGCCACCATTGCATCGCACCACCGTCTAGATACCAATGCTTTTGAATGCGCCGCCGCCGCACAAACCGCAGCCACTTCCAACCCTGATCGTAGGTATCGACTGGATACCAAGCAAACCAGCGATGATAGTGAGCGACAGGGAAGCCAAACATTGGCGATCCTTCGCGGGTTGTAATTTCAGCCATCCACTCGCCCGGCGCGCTCGTAACATTCTAGCAAGATCGTCATGGTTTCGAGGGGTGTCTGTCCTTCCGGCACCCAAAATGTCACATCGCCCTGCGGGGTGTGAAAATACTCGGCTCGATAGCTGACAATCTCATGGCTCACTTCAGCCGCCACCGCTTCACTTAGATTAAGGGGCGGAAGCGGCCCACGAACCGCAACGCGGAAACCGCTCCCGCGCGCCGCATGATACCGTCTACCCGCTTCGGGGCCGCCGACACAGAGCATGGATTTATGTTCCGGTTGAAGTTTCATCGCTCTACCTTGTCATCATGGGAAGTCAGCGCATCGCGACCCGCATCCGTAAGAAACCAACTGCCGGGGCGCGGTGGGTCTTTGGCAGGCGCGCCGCGTCTAACCAATCCTTGCGCTGCCAACATGCGCAACTCGGCTGCTTCACTTATGGCGAACGGTGCATCGTGGCTTAGCCAAATCGTTCCGCTAGGCACAAGGCCACGACGCAGCAACTTCATTTGAAAAGGTGTCAGCATGTATCCTCGCGGTTATGGGAGAGCGCCACCTTGAACCCGTCAAGGATGGCACACACATCGCTGCGGGCCAGCGTGACGGCCTCCTCGTGATCTTCGTTGCGCCAATTGGTCAGAGCTTCAAGCAGCCGATCCAGATGGCGCTGTTGCCAATCCGGCAGACGGGTCATCGGCTGTGTAGGATATGCCGGTCCTTGGATAGGTGTGTTCATTTGGCTACCTTGTCGTTGTGGGAAGTCTGTGCTGGCTTGAACCTAGTGTTCCAGGCAATAGACGCGGCGCGAACCGTTTTTTCGCGATAGTCACACCAGCAGTCACATTGTAAACAGCGCACGCCGTATCTCGTGCCGACAAACCGCCCGAAGTTCTGGTGAAGCATCAAGGGCTCACCACCGCAGAACGGACATGGCATTAATTCTTCGGCCTCTTGCCACGTTTGGCTCTGATTGCTTTCGCTAGGGGATGGTTGTTCAGATATCGTCGTTCTAGCCCTGGCTCGATCATGCAGCCGCTCCTGCTTTTCCTGCAAAAGCCGATCCTCCGAAACGTGGCCCAATCCGTAGCAGTAGGAAGGTATCATCATTATCTAATTACCGGCACGATATGGGGTTATTTTCAAGGGAACAAGATACCAGTGCGGGCTGTAATGCACGACGCTGTTGTTGGTCGAGAAGTCGAAGCCGGACAGGGCCCATTCGCCAGTCCTGTACCTAGTGCTGTCGTCCATTGGTTCTCTCCAATTTGATTTCGGCGATCTCGTAAGGCCCCTTGCAGCCGACGCCGGGTGCGCCAAAGATGGCCTTGCCGCTGGTCAGGTCCATGAAGCAACGTCGCATCACGGCATCGAATAACTCGCGGAACTCGCACTCCACGATGCCGTCAACATGGAACGGGACGCCTCCCGCAGTCGTGCCGCTAACGGCGAATTTGAAGGTCTTATCTGTCATTTGAAATTCCCCGTTGTCTCGCTCCGGCAGGGAAGCGGACTTCAGACGTAATCACATCGCGACCTTGCTCCCCATCAATCCCAACTGGCAGTCTGATCGTGGGATCGATAAACGCCCAGAGATGATATTTATTCGACGTATCCACCAACCGGCTCTCGGCGGGATAGATTTCGAACGCCTCACACTCCGGCCCCACGAGTTGGTTCTTAATGAGTTGACGGTGCCGCCAATCGAAGATCGCCGCGCCGTCGAGGCGGCGGATGTTGATATGCACCATGTCGGACTTGAAGGCTTCGTTATGGAAGTAGCGCACTTGCACTTGATAGAGATCGTTGCGCCAGTACCGACAGTCGGCCTCGTAAGCCAGCAATTTTTTTATGGCGTGCTCGCGGGAGCAATTGCCATCTGCCATCTGCTGTTCGATGAAGTACCGATGGACTGGATCGTTCAAGTCAAGCGGCGGCAGTTCTGCCGGCTGAAGCGGCTTCCATTTATATGCCATTGTCGCGCTCTCCCGGCGCGCACGCCGCAGAAAACTTGGCGCGGTCGAACCTCGGATTATCGCTCTGGAACAAAGCCGCCAATTGCCGCTCGATGCGATCGATTATCCCGTTGTCGCCGGAGCGTTCGCGGTTCTCCCGCAAAATCCTAGCTATGTCGATGTAATGTCGTTTCGCGTATTTCATTTTTTTCTCCACTGTGGGTCTGAGTTAGATAGCGGTTCATTTGGTGCGCCATATGCGCACCGCGCCTCTGTAGGCGCGAGCTTCAAAAGTTTTTTTGTACCTTTCGCTGGCTTGTCGGGCATAGGTATGGGCGGCGCCTAAATTGGTGTCGATTTCGAAACTGTCGCCGACCTCCAAATCAGGCCAGGGATATTTCGTCTTGCGACGCGGGGCTTCGGGCATTTCAAGCCCCTTCTGGATTTTGGCCATTTTTCCCTTCCAAATTTTTTTTGGATTTTTTTTTATCATATAAGGGCTAGGGGGGGCAAGAAAAAGTTCGGGCAAGATTTTTTTAGGCGCACGGGGCCGGGCGCGGGGGCGCGCCAAGGTCGAGGGAAAATTTTTTTTTG